GGCCGGTGTACGTGTGGTGATTTGGATGCTCTGGATTGGAGCGCCCATCCCATTCGTACAGCTTTTCGAGCAGATCCATCCGGGCGTGATCAACGATCACTTGGCCCCAGTTCTGCCGCGCCCAATCAGCGAGTTCAGGATTGCTCATTTTTACTCTCCACGAGTTTGAGACGACGCCGGGCCGATTCTTTCGGACCATTGTTCGAGCGCACCAGCTTAGGCTTTTTCGCCGCAGTTTCCGGCACCTCAATCTTGCAGTTGGGGTAACGGTTTGTAGCAAAAGTGATCGCTTGCTGGAGCGATTCCGCCCGCACCAAATCGCGCATAGCGCCCTGACCGGGCAGCCAAATCTTCAATTCAAACAAAGACGTTTTTTCCGCACTGGTGCGAGAGCGTCCCTCACCTAAGCGCAGTTCCGGGTCTGTTTGTTGCTGGAACGGTACTACTTCCATGATCTGGGATAGGCGGGTTCGTCGATGCTATGAACAGCAACAGCGCTGTTAGTGCACTCAGCAACAGTTCGCGCCGCAGCGATAGCTCGCTCGTACGTGACCCAACTGGATGCGTCTTCCTTGGATGCGGTGAGACCAATACCTTTGCCAGGGCCATAAACCGCCGTAACCCAGCGATCCTCGACCATGACGACATAGCGCGTCATTACCTTTGAATGAATTACTGTGTAAGCCTAGTAAGTTTAGCCTGCTGGAACCAGACTATGAAGACATTTCACTGAGTCTCATGCGTCAGTTTCTGACACATCTTCTGATTGCTTGGAGCGCATCCTTCCCTGCACCCGCCGTTGCACCGACTCCGCCCAAGCCGCCTTATCAGCAGCTTCCGCAGCCTTGTAATCCGACGTTGGAACAGCCTTCTCCAAAGCGGCGTAAACCATATCCCTCAACATTCCAGTTACCCGCTTGCCTTCACTGGCTGCAAGCTGCTCGGCCAATTTGTAGCGATGGCTGTCAAGCAGCAACTGGCAATAAATTTTTGACCCGTGCTTCAGCGGCATTGCTGCTTCTCTAGTCTGCTACACAGTAGCATACTGCGACACACTAGACCCGCCACCGCACGTCATCATCCACATCCTTCCGCCAAGCATTGGACTGCGCCGCCCTTGCACTGGAGCGTTGCTTGGTACAACCCTTCCGAATCCCCCGCGCCCACTCCAAAAACGCGGCAGCCCGATGCAAATCCGCAGTCTTTGCCTGCCGAATCTCCCGCATCAGCCACTCCATCACAAGTTCTCTACCTGTGCGGCTGCGACTCATAAGACTAAATCTGAGACTCGCAAGATCGACTGAACATGCTGATCAGGGCAAAGCTCCAGTGCCTTCATCCTTGCGGCGAAAGCATCTGGAGCGATGACGTACAGATCGTGAGTACCACCGTGACGCGGATGCATCCGCACGCGGTACTCGACCTGCTCCTCGTTCACTTTGCCTGATCCCAGCTATCTCCGACCTTAGCTTCGGCAAGCGGCGGAATATCACCTAACCACTTTTCTTCAGCATCCTCCATCACGGATTGGAGCTGGAGCGCCCATGTGTCTGCGTGTTCTTCAGCGACGAGCAAGATGATCTCGTCATGCACCACGCCGGCCAAGCGCACAACATCTTCCCCGTCTGCGTGAAGTAACGGCCACAATTTGCCGAGAGTAAGTTTGAGGACTGCTGCACCAGCCCCTTGGATTGGTGTATTACAGCGCGTGGTGAGTTTGTTGTTCTCGCCCGGTAGAAACCGCCGCAAGCCCGAGATGCGTATGCGGATAGATGGATTGTCCTTAGCCGCATCAGCATCGCGAGCATTTTTGCGCTGCCATGCGGAGATGCCTTTATATGCAGCGTGGAACTTTTCCCGCACTTCCGCAGCCTCAGCAAGATCCATCTGGATTCCAGTCGCTGCCGCATAGTTCCTGAGCCCTTTTGCGCCACTTCCATAGAGCAATCCGAAGTTTGCCGACTTACTGATCTGGCGCTGTTCCTTTGTAACTTCATCCTCCGCGACCCCATAAATCTGCGTCGCCGTAATCGTATGGAGGTCTTTCCCCTGCTGGAACACCTGAGTCATAAGAGAATCCTTAGCTTCAGCCGCCGCCAACCTCAACTCCATCTGCCCATAGTCCGCCACCACAAACTTCCACCCTTCTGGCGCCTGAACACAAGCCCTAAATCGCTGATCCCTCGGAATCTGTTGCAAGTTGGGACTCATGCAACTCATCCTTCCTGTATCAGCCCCCATCTGCATGTAACTGGCACGAATAAACCCATCCTTCGCCAGATTCTTCAACAATGTTTCAGCCATCTGCCGCTTCTTTTCAACTTTCTTCCAGCGCAGATAGTCAGCAACAATCCTGTGATCGCCCACATATTCCTGGAGCGCCATGCGACTGGCACTGGGCTTCCCGTTCTTGGCATCAATCGGCGCCTCACCCAACAACGCAGTGAATTTTTTCAACAACTGCGCAGGACTATTGAGGTTAAACACATCGGGATCTACTTTTTTACCCTTCGGACCAGGCTTTGTCTGGTACAGCAACTTGCCATCAATACCACGGCAAAGTTTGTGACCGTCCGGCAAAGCGGCATCAAAATCCTCAATAAACTTTTCACCTACCTCGTAGTGCTCAATATCCAAATCCTCGATCAGCTGTTTTAAGTCTTTCTCGTTAAACGGCAAACCTGTACGCCACAACTGCGCCATCGCCGGCAACGCATTGCACTCCAAGTACCAAGCTGGGTGGAGCGCAGCTGTCGCCATCCGCTGCTGGATCTGATCAAACAAATCCAACAACACCAACACATCCTTAGCCGCATACTCCAGCTGGCTTTCGGTCAACTCACCCGACCAATCACTTTTTTGCTCTTCCTTAGAAATATCCTCGTGCAGGTAACGCTTTACCAAGTGCTGGAGCCCGTGCTTCACATTGGGCATCCCGTTAGTAAGAATCCGACTGGCCAGCATGGTGCATAGCACTTTGCCCGCCGGATAAATCTCGTGCTCCTGTAGCCAGCCAAGATCAAAAACAGCATTGTGCGCCACCCACGTGCGCTCCACGGTGAAAAATTCCTCAACAACGATCCAGTCGTTGTCATCCAAATCAAAGCAGTCGAGCACCACAGGCGGTTTGCCTGGGGCACCCAACTGCAATAACCGCATCCCGCCCATCTTTGGCTGGAGCTGCGTTGTCTCCGAGTCAAACGCGATCAGCCGTTCATCATCGAGCGTGTGGAGGTGCTCGATACCGAGAAGAAAGTCCAAGCCTGGTAGGGCAACTTGTACCCTACTACTCTAGCAGGCTGTCAACCTCCCGTGCCGAGCACAGCACCGCCGCCGCGAGTGTCCCACCCTCGGGAAGTCCCAGCAAACACCGCTTTCCCCAATGAACGCAGTGCTTGCAAGGCCCCCCATCCTCCTGGGGCTTGTAACTCTGGCGCAACCGATCCATCCGAGTCTCCTCAAGCCCAGCCGGACTGGAGCGATAACACCTCATACACATGACCGGGTTCGTCGTGTGTTTGCCACACTGTTGGCACGGCCTGCTGTTAATAGTGACTGCCATCACTCAGAAAAAAGAGAACACTCGGTAAAAAATCCAGCCTCACCAGCTTCAGGAATATCAAAACCGCACGTGTCTCTATGCCAGTGCTTGCATTTGACACAACCGTTTCCTTGCTGCTGGCGCTGCTTCAATCGACGGCGCGGGATCTCAGGACAGACATCTTTATACGTCCGTCCTGTCCGAATTGAATGAATTGACTGGCGCGATATACCTAAGGCATTAGCCAAGGTGTGGTCAAACCGCCAATCCTCCAAAATCATTTTTACTTCTTTCGGTGTCATCCTGCGACGGTTGTTGGGCATATCCCGCAGAGACACTTGCACCTCTTTCTTGGCAACACGGTCAAAGTAAACATTCCACCTGTGCCCACAACATTTGCACTTCAGCCTGTAGGTGTACAGGTTTGGCTTATGTTTCCACTGATGAGTGTTGGTGATTCGTCTGAAAGTGTGAGTGCAATGGTTAGCCATTCCAGTGCCTGATAACTCCTGCGCAAATGAAAATGTTTGTGATCATGTAAGCCGCCAAGATACAAAAGCGCACCAGTGCAACCTGATCAGCAATCCGGTCGTGCTGGTGCGCCTTTTCTCCCAGGGCCTTGGCGACAACTCGCCACCAGTGTTTAAACGAGTTCGCCATCCTCCAGCTCAGATGCAATAGCCAAAAGGCACGTGCGAATCAGAGCGCGGTTGTTGTGCTGGCGAACAGGTTGCCACCAACGTGGCTCCGGTTCAGTTGGCCACAGACTGTCGGCTAAAAGTCGGAGAGTACCGGCCAATCCGTCTTCAACAGTCGGTGCTTC